TACATAGACCTACGAACATCTAACGGTACTCAGTGGGAACACATCAAAATTGCACTAGAAGCTAAAGAAATCTTCAAAAAAGAGTTCCCTATGATTAGTAAAGCTCTTAATTGGTCTAAAGATGCCTCGTAACTACCGCAAAGAATACGATAACTACCACTCCAAACCCGAACAACGGGCTAATAGGAGTAGTAGAAACAAAGCTCGTAGAAAACTTGTTAACGCTGGTCGTGATGTTGCTGGTAAAGATGTAGACCATAAGAACGGTAACCCTCGCGATAACAGGCTCTCTAACCTGTCTATTACGTCTAAAGGTACTAATAGGTCTAAGAAGTAGTAGAGGGGGCTTCTAGGGGCTTCTAGAGGGGTCTCAGGGCCTCTCTTTTTTTTTATTTGATACCACCAAAAGATTTTGCTTCGAATTTTTGAGCCCTAGTTAGCGCTTGGAGCCAGCCCGCTGCCCCCGTCGGGGGGTCTATAGGCGGCCTTATAGCTATTGAGAATCAGTCGCAACAGTCATTAGTTTCTTATTGATAATGATTCGCAACAGCAATCGGGCAGCTATTGAGAATGATTTGCAGTTGCAAAAGTTGTTGAGAATGAGAATCGTTTGCACATACACACGCGCACTTGGCCCCAACTAAATCGATTGTGAAGAATTACAACAGCGGTATGGTCAGCCGCTGAATCCCTGCAACAATTGCCTCAGCAACGCACCACAAGCGTTGTTACTTCCTTCTTCCTTCCTTCTATCCATGACCTCTTCCATCACTCTTTACAAGCGGCCTAGGGCTCACCTGTTGGCTGACTATCCGCTCAACATTCACGAACAACAGCAAGGGACTTGGGCCTATGCCTTCCAGATCAAGGGCCCAAGACAAAAGGACCACTACAGCACTCTCGCAGTGTTTAACAGCCTGAAAGCGGCTTATGACTTTACAGACTCCTTTCCTTCTGTTCCTGGCTGCACTGTTCGCATTATGAGCGACGACAAGCGGATTATTCACCGTCAGCGTTATCAATTCAAAGAGTGCAGCTTTAGTGTTGGTTCTTTAGCTTGGATGCTGTACCAATCAACAGACATAGTTCAAACAATCAACAACAACAAGAAACAACAGCAACAACAACAACAACAACAAAAGGTAAAACTTCCTAAGTTCAGCATCAGAAACATTGCCAACAAGTCGTTAAAAAGTTTTACAGAAGAGGCTAAGTATCTTTTCGGTTTCAGCTATTGATTGACACCAGAAACGATTATCTCCGCTCGTTACTAGCTAGCGAGCGTGAGATTCTCCTTTACGAACTTTTTCTCCTTTCTGATTATGACGACTTTTCATCTTTCCAAAAAGACAAGCAACAAGAAGTTAGGCAAGATAGCATCATCGACTTCTAGTGCTGACACTTGCTCGGTTTCTTGCCCTTTGTATCACGACTGCTACGCCAAACGAGGGCCGCAGTCTTGGCACTGGGCGAAGGTAACTAAAGGAGAGAGAGGCGTAGACTTTGACTCATTCTGTGAGCAAGTAGAGTCACTCAAACCAGGCACTATGTTTCGACATAATGTGAGCGGTGATCTGCCCTATGTTTCTCACTATGAGGGCGAGACTTGGCGGTTGATTGATACAGAAAAGCTCGACAAGTTACAGTGTGCAGCTGTTAACGCTGATCTAAAGTTTTATACCTACACACACTTGCATACTGATGATCGCTACGGCGCTGCAAATAGCGACACAATCCTTAGGTTTAGCGGTCATAAGTTTGTGATCAATGTTTCAACTGAAACCGTAGAAAGTGCTGTCGATCGTTACAGAAACGGTTTCGATGTAGTTATCACTGACTCAACAGTGTTTGAGTTAGCAGTCAACGCAATCAAAGAGAACAAGCGACCACTTATGATTGCTGATTCTCAAGACTTAAACAATCCAGTTAAAGTCATCCCTTGCCCTGAACAATATACAGACACTGCAAAGTGTGAGACTTGCGGGTTATGCGCTAAGGCTAATCGTAAGTTTGTCATCGCTTTTAAGAAACACTGATGAAAAAACCATGCATAAGTTTGTTGAGTTATTGTCTGCTCTTGGTTTATTCTTTCTGCCTGTCGTTATATATACACTGGCGAATCTGTTGAACAATTAACAACACTTTGGGTCAGCGATTGCTGGCCCTTTTTTCTTACTTAGTTATTGAGAATGAGAATCAATAGCAGTAAGCTCACTGGTCACTGTTGAGAATGATTCTCAATATCAAGAGGTAGGGTTATTGCGAATGACTCTCAATTGCAACAAGACCCACCTGTTATTGAGAATGAGGATCAACAGCAATAAGAACTACTATCACGCCACGGGTCACCACGGGTCAGTGTTAGTAAACTTAACAAAGCAAGTGCTCAAGGGCTCATGACTACAGCAAATCCCAAGGAGAAGTTCTACGGACCACTCAAACAAGTGGCAGCTCAGTATGTTCCTCTGTTAATGGCTCGCATGAAAGTGCTGGAGTCTCGTGCCATCGAAGCCACTGAGTTTCTTGATGCTGATGAGGAGACAGAGGTTGAGAGAGTTGAGGCTGTTGTGGCTGCTCAATCAAAACTACACAAAGCAGTCCTGGAAGCAGGGATGTGCCAATCATTGGTGGGTGCCTTTGCTGATTTGTTGGAGAGCGATTATCAAAAGATTCGAGACAGTAGCTGTTTCTTCATGAATGAGTTTGGAGAGTTTGAATCGCTCTATGAAAATGACTAGATGTTGATCAGGATGTCTCCAGAAATCTTTTCAAGAGCCATGAGGTATCCATCCCAGTAGCACTTGTCTGAGTCTGCTTTTGAGTTTTTATACTCATCACGAGCGTATTCATACTCTTCAATAAACTCTTCAACATTGATTGGTAGTGTTTGCTGCATTGGATCAATCATCCGATCAGGATCATAGAAATCATCATCGGTAGCTTCAGCTTGATGTAACACGGTTCAATAGTTGATAAGAGAAACAGTAAGAGAACAGTTAAAAACCAATTAAAAACAAGTCTTTACAGAGACTGTTTAAAACCGTTTTAAAACCGATCTTAATAAGAGTAGTTAGAAAGGTCTTTTACTGCTACCCGAAGGGACCGGTTTTAAAACTGTCCTAAAGGGTTGGCTTTGGTGTAAGCACTGTGACTACGTTCTGTTGGTCCTTCAAACCAAACACCAAGCACAATGCAAATTCAAGGTGAGTTGACTGGGTTCATTCCGAGTTTTTACGAGACTCCGACGTACAACAACGAGCAAACTGATTTCCGTCTCAAGGTTCTTGTTGAAGACGCATCTGAGATTGTTGAGAAGATCTCGTTGGAGTACGACCGAGCTTGTGAGTGGTGGGCTCATCAAACTGGTCGTCGTGCGTTTTTCGATGCACCGTTTGAGATGCAGACCGATGGTTCAGCAATCATCAAACTGACAGCCAAGTTGGCGTATGACGAGTTTCCGTTTCCTGCTGTGGATAGCGAGCTGAACCCTCTTGCTACTGATCTCATCGTTAAAAGCGGCTCTAAGGCCATTGTTCACGTTGAGCCAGCGTTTCACCCCAAGAGGGCTCCAAAGGGGGGTCTGAGGCTGCGTCCGTTGGGTGTACAGGTCATTGAGGTTGTATCTTCCAAGGGACGTGACAGCGGTGGTGTGGACATCAACAAGATGTTCAAAAAGCAAGATGGGTTCAAACAATCCACTCCTGTTGTTAAAGAACTTGCTAGTGTCTCTACCAACGAAGATCCAGATTTCTGAGTAGAGGTGTATGGCCCGACGATTTCATAAGTACGGCAAACGTCGAGACGATGGATTTCGATCGGGCTTTGAGGGCAAAGTTGCAGATGATCTAACTGCCAACGGGGTGGCGTGGGAGTACGAACAACACAAGTACGACATCGTCATCCCTCGTAGTTACACACCTGACTTTGTTCTCGCCAACGGAGTAGTTCTTGAAGTCAAGGGTTACTTCGATGCGGAAGACAGGAGACTCATCAAGCTGTTCCGTGAGCAGCATCCTGATGTTGATCTTCGTATGGTCTTACAGAAGCCGCATCAGAAGCTCCAACGGGGTGGTCGAATGGACTACGCCAGTTGGTGTGAAAAGTACAATGTGCCCTGGTGTGAGGGGCCTTCGTTGCCACGAGACTGGACTCTGCTATAGTTCATTCGCGGACAGATGAAGGACACCGACCTCCAGGGCCTCAAACCTTGGGGGTCTTTTTATGTCAAACGTTGTCGGTCGGCTTAGCTGCCCGAAGTGTGGTTCACGCGACAACGTTGCTTTGTACGACGACGGCGGACAGCACTGCTTTACGCCTAGTTGTAACTATCACGTTTCTGGTTCTTCTTCTTTCCAAATGACCAAACCACAAACTCTTGAACACCATGAGATTGAACCTATCCTTGGCTCGTATCAAGACATCACAGCTCGTCGCATACCTCAAGAAACCGCGAAGTTTTTCGGTTACTTTAAGGGTGTGTACGGGGACTCAGAAGCCTATTTTTGGCCGATCTACGACAAGGAACGCAGGCTTACTGGGTACAAGATTCGTAAACCGAACAAACAATTTGTTCAGCACGGAACCAATCCTGACCATACGTTTCTCGGTCAAGAGAAGTGGAGTAACGGAGGAAAGTTACTCGTTATCTTTGAGGGCGAATACGACTGCTTGGCCTATGCTGCCGTCAGGAAAACCTGGCCTTGTGTGTCGCTACCGAACGGTGCTGACTCTGCAGATAAGGCAGTTCGAGCAAATCTCGATTGGCTTTTAAAATTTGAAGAGGTGATCCTGTGCTTTGACAACGATGAGCACGGTCAGAAAGCAGCCAAGAAAGCCGTCCAGCTGCTTCCTCCACGCAAGGGGAAGATTGGGATCATCGATGGCTATAAAGACGCCTCTGACGCCCTTGTAGAGGGCAACAGCAAAGCCATCATGCAGATGGTGTGGACTGCTACGGAGTATGAGCCTGATGGCATTGTGAGTGGTTCCACGCTGCTTAAAGCGGTGCTTGAGGATCCAAAGGTTGAAAGTGTTGAGTATCCGTACAGCTTTCTCAACGACAAGCTACACGGCTTGCGTAAAGGTGAGTTGGTGACTGTAACTGCAGGCACAGGAATTGGAAAGAGCACCTTTGTATCTGAGGTTGCGTATGACTTGTTGGTACGACAAAACGAAACGGTTGGTTACGTCGCTCTTGAAGAGAACATTCGACGTACTGCTCGACGTTTTGTTGGTATGGAGCTTAATTACCCTATTCACATTGATCGAGGCTATTTCAGTGACGAGCAGATTGAACAAGCGTTTGAGAAAACACTTGGGACTGGTCGGTTATTCCTTTACGATCATTTTGGCTCTCTTGACCCTACCGTTCTGCTTAACCGTATACGCCATTTGGTTTCTGGCTGCGGGTGTAACTGGATTATTTTCGATCACCTTTCAATTCTTGTTTCTGGTTTGGATCAAGGTGACGAGAGGAGGGCAATTGATCAAACGATGACCAAACTTCGCAGTTTTGTTGAAGAAACTAACTGCGGAATGTTACTTGTATCACACTTACGTAGACCTCAAGGAGACAAAGGCCATGAAAATGGAGCGCAGACAAGTCTTAGTCAACTTCGCGGTAGCCATAGCATCCCTCAGCTCAGCGATGTGTGTATTGGCTTGGAGCGAGATCAGCAGGCTACATCTAGTGATGCGGGCACAACAGTACGCGTGCTTAAAAATCGCTTTACAGGGTGGTGTGGAGCTGCGGGATTAGTTAATTACGAAGAAAAGACAGGCAGAATGTTGGAGCTAAACAGCAACAACACAACGTCCAACAACTTAAATGATTCTTTTGAAACCGACTTTTGACGTTCACATTAGGGAACTAAACTCTCTAAAACTTTCCATACTTGCAGCTTCTGAACGAGGTAAACAAGTTTGCAAACCGTTCTTCAAGTCCAATGACTTCTGCTACACAATCAACTACAACGAGCTTGATGGGTTTGTTGACCACTGCGAAGCAGCAGGAATCAGCTTCTTTATCGATGATGACGTTCGATGTGGAAACGGACGCACTGAAGATTAGGGACATTACAAAGATTCATTGCTGTGCCATCTCACAGAACGGTGAAACAACTTTGTATAGAGATCCAAAAGTTTGGATTCCTATTCTTGAACAGGCTGATGCACTGATTGGTCACAACATCATTCAGTACGACATCCCAGCTATTCAACAGATCTACCCTGAGTTTCAACCAAAGGGTCAACTGATTGACACACTGATTTTGTGTCGAATGTTGTATCCAAACGTGCTGGATCTTGACTTCAAAAAGAAGTGGCCAGGAATGCCAGTGCAGTTGTATGGCCGTCAAAGTCTTGAAGCTTATGGGTTTCGTTTAGGTCACAACAAACGACACGCAGATCTTGAAGATTTCAGTGTGCTGTCTGATGAACTGGCTGACCGTTGCGTTTGTGATGTTGAATTAAACGTTAAGCTTTGGGATCGGTTGCAACCGAAGATCGAAAGCATCCCTTGTGCTGTAGATCTTGAGATGAGGTTCGCGAGTCTTATCTCAAAACAGGAGAGATCAGGCTTCCCGTTTGACGTTGAAGGAGCGCTCAACCTGGAAGCTTCGATCAACGAAAAACTGAATACTCTCAACAAACGATTGAGACAACGGTTCCCGTTTGTTGACGGAGGGATCTTTACACCCAAGCGAGATAACTCTGCACGAGGTTACGTAGCTGACGCATCGATGTCTCGTCTTACAGAGTTAAACCCAAACTCTCGGGATCA